CGCCATTGACCGGCTCGTGAATCATCTCGCTTTCATGAAATCGCGATTAGAGCGCGGTCGTGTCGTGCGTGCCTGGGACAAGTTCTTTGTGCTCGATGCGGCGCTGTTTCCTTACTACGACATGGAGCTGACGCGCGCCGGTCGGCAGAATCTGGTGATTCACAAGTGGGCAGACAACGATTGCGCCTATGAGGTGGTTCGCACGCATGCCCATGTCGTGCGCAGCGAGTTCTTTGCACATGGCGACCTGTCCAATGATCACTCGGCCATTGCCGACGCCATCATTGCGCTGCCGGCCTGCGATGCCTACCGCGACGAGCTCAATGCGTTCATCGCACAGCACTGGACAGGGTCGCGCTGATGTCTGTCAAGCAACAAAAACAGGGGATTTTCAGCATGGCTGAAATAGTCGCAATCTTCGCCTAAAAATGCGACAGCCTCTGTTTTAACCTCCCATATCATGATCTCGCATTTCACGCATCGCAATGGCTGACGTTTACCTGTTCCCGGGACAGGACGCGACGCATACCTTCTATATCCGCAGCGGCGGTGGCGCTGTCCTGACTGCCGACAGTACGCCTGTCTGCACATTGATCAGGGACGGCGTGGATACGGCTGAGACGGTCACGGTCACGCAGCAGCCGGACGGCAGCTACCTGGCCTCTTTCCTGATTCCGTCCGACTGGGTGGCCGGCGATATCGTCACCATGCGCGGCGAAGCGCATCACCGTCCCGCCGGATACTCTGATCGTCGGCACGGTTATCACGATTGCGCAGATTCAGGATGGTTCGATCGACCTGACGGCCAGCCTTAACGATTTCGTCACTGGTTCAGCCGATGAGATGTACCAGCGATACCGGGCAGCCGAAATTGCGCTGCTCGATGGCCAGACAGTCACCTGGGGCGATCGCACCCTGACCATGGCCGACATGGGCGACATCAAGAGCGGTCGCGCCTACTGGGAGCGCCGCCGTGACAAAGAAAGCCTGCAAAACGCGGGCAAGGTCAAGTCCTTCGGGGCGCAGGCGGTCTGGTAGTGAATCTCGTGGATAAAGTCATCTCTTACTTCAACCCCTCTGCCGGCATGCAGCGGGCGCACATGCGCCGCGTGCTGGCCAAGTTCGAGGCGGTCGAGGGTGACAAGCAGCGCATCAAGCCGCGCGATAACCGCGCGCCAGACACCATCATGCAAACGTCCGGCAAGCATCTGCGTGCCCAGGCGCGTGATCTCGAGAGCAATCTGGACGTCGCCGATGGCGCGCTGACCTTCCTGACCAATACCGTCATCGGCCCGCGCGGGATCGGTATCGAACCGCAGCCGAAAGACACCAGCGGCAATATCGACGAGGAATTCGCGCGCCAGATTCGCGCCCTGTGGGCCGACTGGTGTATGCGCCCGGACGTCACGCACGAGCTCAGCTTCGCGCGCGCCATGCGCCTCGCCTTCCGCACCTGGATACGCGACGGCGAGGTCCTGGCACAGCATGTGCTCGGCACCGTGCCGACCTTGCGCCATGGCACCATCGTGCCGTACAGCATCGAACTGCTCGAGCCGGATTACCTCCCGTTCGAGTATAACGACGCGGCCCGCAACATCGTGCAGGGCGTGGAGATGAACGACTGGGGCCAGCGTCGCGCCTATCACGTCTACAAGCAGCATCCCGGCAGCGGCATCACGGTCAGCACCAAGTCCGTGCCGGCCGATCGTATGACGCATCTGCGCCTGGTCAAGCGACTGCACCAGACGCGCGGCCAGACAGTTTTCGCCAGCGCCTTCAACCGGCTGCTGGATATCAAGGATTACGAGGAGTCCGAGCGCATCGCGGCCAAGGTTGCCGCCTCCATGGCAGCCTTCATTAAAAAGGGCGTGCCGGATGATTTTGATACCAACGCTGACCATGAGCAGCGCGAGATTACATTTCGTCCCGGCCTGATCTTTGACGACCTGCGTCCCGGCGAGGATGTCGGCACGATCGACACCAGCCGCCCGAACAGCAACGCGGAGGGCTTTCTGGAATTGCAGATGCGTCGCACCGCGTCCGGTGTCGGCCTGAGCTATTCCAGCCTGAGCAACGCTGCACGATGCGCTGTTCCAGATGCAATCGATGCCGTGGATCGATCCGAAGAAAGAGGCGGAAGCCTGGGCCATGCTGGAAGAGAATCACCACGCATCCGGGCCGGAGATTATCCGCCGTCGCGGTCGCAACCCCGATGACGTTGTCCGGGAGACGCGCCAGTGGCAAGAGAAAACAGCCGACCTGCATGCTGCCGGTCAACAACCGACACAGGAGAATGAGAATGCCGCATAGCCTGTCTGTGCAACAGCACTATGGCCCCTACTCGCTGTCCGTCTCGCAGCACAATGCCCGCGAGGCCGAAGTGCTGATTTATGGCGACATCGGCGATACCTGGGACGAAGAGAGCACCAGCGCCGTCGATTTCGTCAAGGCGCTTGTCGATCTCGACGTTGACACCATCACCGTGCGCGTCAACTCCTACGGCGGCGCGGTCGTGGATGGCCTGGCCATCTACAACGCCATGAAGCGCCACGCGGCCCAGGTGCATATCGCCATCGACGGAACGGCGATGTCCATGGCCAGCTACATCGCCATGGCCGGCGACATGGTCACAATGGCCGAGAATGCCATCATGATGATCCATGCGCCCTGGTCCTGGGTGATCGGCAACGCGGCCAAAATGCGCGAGGAGGCCGATACCCTCGACACCTTCGCCGGTGCCATGGTATCCGGCTACTCCCGCAAGTCCGGCATGTCAGAGGACGATGTCGAGGCCTTGCTGACCGATGGCAAAGATCACTATCTGACCGCGTCCGAATGTCTCGACATGGGACTGATCGACGAAATCACAGAGCCGTTGCAAATGGCTGCGTCACTCGATATCAGCGCGCAACGCTTTGCACGACTTCCGGCGGCAGCCGCCGCCTTTTTCAAAACCCCGAAACAGGAGGGTAACAAGATGCCGAAGCAGGCAAATTCACAGGCGGCTGGTACTGAGCCGCAAAAGCCCGTTATTGACGAGGCAGCCATCCGCGAGCAGGCACTGGCAGAAGGTCGCAAGGCCGAAGCTGACCGCGTTGCCGCGATTCGTACCATCTTCAAGCCGTTCATGGCCAGCGCCGGCGTGCAGGATCTGCTCGATACCTGCATCACCAACGGCGAGTGTGAGACGCACGTCGCACAGGCCAAACTGCTCGAGCACCTTGGCAACGGCTCCGAGCCGGTCGCCGGTGCCGTGCATGTGGTCGAAGATGCGCATGACAAGTTCCGCCAGGGCGCATCCTCTGCGCTTGCCTATCGCGCCGGTCTTTCGACTGACCGCGATGCCGGCAACGAGCTGCGCGGCTACAACCTGCGTGAACTGGCGCGCGCCTCTCTGCAACAGGCAGGCGTCAGCACCAGCGGCATGAGCAACCTGGAAATGGTCGGCGCTGCGTTTACGCACAGCACCAGCGACTTCACCAGCCTGCTGGCCGATGTTGCGCACAAGTCCATGCTCAAGGGCTACGAGGAAGCCGAGGAAACCTTCCAGGCGTGGACCAATCGCGGCGAACTCACTGACTTCAAACCGACGAAGCGCGTCGATCTCAACTCCTTTCCGTCGCTGTCGAAAGTGGCAGAAGGCGCTGAGTACACCTACGGCACCGTCGGCGATCGCGGCGAGACTGTCACGCTGGCCACATACGGCAAGCTGTTCAGCATCACCCGCCAGGCGATCATCAATGACGACCTGAGCGCGTTCACTCGCATCCCGATGAAGATGGGCCGCGCGGCTATCCGCACTGTCGGCGATCTCGTCTATGCGATCCTGACCAGCAACCCGACCATGTCCGACGGCACGGCGCTGTTCGATGCCGGTCACAGCAACGTCGGCACCGGCGGCGTGATCAGCACAGCCACGGTTGACGAGATGCGCACGCTGATGGCCACGCAGAAAGAGGGCGATGCCTCTCTGAATATCCGCCTGGCCAACCTGATCGTCCCGGTTGCCCTCGAGGGCGTTGCCAAGGTCGTGCGTGATTCCGAGAAAGAAGTCGGCACCACGAAGAACGCGACCATCCCGAACTCGGTACGCGGCACCTTCGATGTCATCTCCGACGCCCGCCTCGACGCGGATTCCGCGCTCAAGTGGTACGGCGCTGCCGGCAACGGCATGCACGACACTGTCGAGGTCAGCTACCTCGACGGCAACGATATGCCCTACCTCGAGCAGCAG